GTTGTGCATAAGGTCTATTGTTTTTGTTTCTACCTTTGAAATTTTGCGACTTGCATCTTTCAAACTTTTGATGGTGTTTTCTTTTTTATCTTCATCATCATCTTCTTCATCTTCAATTTCGACTTCAACTTCAACTTCGTCTTCATTTTCAGATTTGTCTTCGTCTTCCATGTTTTCGGTTTTGTCGTCCTCATCCATGTTTTCCGCTTTGTCGTCTTTGTCTTTGTCGTCGTCTTCATTTTCCATGGCAGCGTCTTCCTCAACAACCATGTCGGTTGAAGCTTTGTAGCACTCTACAAGTTTTTCAACTGAAACAGATTCTCCGTCCACGTTTACCATTTCTTCATACGACACTTCATAGTCATCGGCATTTTTTACCTTAACCAAATCAGAGATCGCAACCATTTCTTCAATGGTGACTTCAACCTTACTCTTCGGAAGCTCATATACATACCCTGCATGCTCTTCGCTGTTTTTGACTTTTTCTTTTTTAAAGATATTAAATTTCATTTCCTTTTTCTCCTTCTGGTTCATGAGAATACCAAGTTCAACTTTTTTATCCTCGTTGTACTTCTTAAACTCTTCTGGTGTGTAAATTACACTTTCTGCATACCGTGGATTGCCCACGATAGCCAAGTGTTCATACTCTGCATCAAGAATTTCTTCTTCATAATCCATCCCATGCCATTCACCGCCCTGGCCTTTTTCGGTAGGAAAGTATGCGTTGGAAAGTTGCAAGCCGCGCTTGATAGCGTCTTTGCCCTCGTTTGTTGTTACAATAAACTCAGCCCAGTGGTGGCCATCCGCTTCATTGTAAAAAGATTTGACAACGTAACCTGCCGCCTCTTGAAATGTTTTATCTGTGACTTCATCAATATGATCGACGTATAAAGGTTTGCCCTCAAAGCTATTGTTCATAGTCTTTGCGGTTGATTCACTAATGTAAACACGTTTGGAACCATCAGGGTATTGGTATTCAGCAAGGCCAGGTGCGAAATGGAGGCCGTAGAATCGTTCGGCTGCTGGTGAATCGTTTTTAAGTTTATTCATTTATCTAAAATTCTATAATAGGTCGTGCTACGCATCGACAATTATAATCTTCCCCTGGGTTGTTACGACTACCAAGTTTATCCGTAATAGGTGGATTGTCCCAATCAAATACTTTTCCGTCAAGGAATTTATGCATTGTACGAACAGGATGTTTTGCCGAGCCTGCAACCGTCTGCCAGACGTACTTTTCGACTCCTATAGATTTATACTTAGCTTTTTTATATGTCGCCAACATGAGCCTAGTTTCTTGTCTTGCTAAAAACTTAGCTTTTCGAGCGCCAACGCCATACCGTTTTTCTATGTACTTGGTAAAGTTTGCCGGACGGCTGCCCTCAAAAACACGCTCTTGAATATCTCCACGCATAATAGAAATTTCTTTTTCAGTAAAATCTTTGACGTACCTCTCCATGTCGTCCTGGTACTCAGTTTTAAGCTTATTTAATTCAAACTCAGAAAGGTTTGGTGAAATTGTGATGCCGCTTATTGATTGATCGATCTTTGCGTCCAGATCAAAGATCATGTCATCAAGAACGCCCTCGATTTTTAACTGACCTGCAATGGCTTCGGGGTCAAGGTCGGCGAGCTTTTTGTTGATCGACTCAAGTGTTTTTTTATAAGAAATCTGTGATGATGAAATAACCGTCATGTACTCAATGGGTATTTTAGAGGTAGGGACAAGATAACCCTTTTGTGTGGGGCTATACTTACCCCCAAAAGATTTAATCTCTTTGGATATTGCAGCCGACATCTTACCGAAAAAAACACCGTTATAGTAATTCACTCGACCGGAACGCAAAGCCTTTATAAGTGCGGACTCTTTGGCGTTGGTTAGTGTTTTTTGGTTTGTGTCAAGGTCGAGCAGTAAGGGCAAGTACAAGTATTCTTTAAGCAGATCACGAATGATTTTCTCTAGAACAGTAAATTTGTCCTGGAATACATCAACTGGTGGCAGCTTTTTGCTTGGCATATGATGCTTTCATCATTTCTTCACGATTTGTTGAAGGATTCTTTTTCTCCAAAAGTTCTTCCGCATCTTTTTTGTATTGGCTGATCTTATTGCTTACTGTGCGAGGAGCTATACCTAAAGACTTTGCGGTCAACTCACGATTTTTCCCTTGGCGAAGGTATTCGTATTCAATAATCATCTTTTCGGTTTCCGCTAGGGTCATTCCACTTTGCCAGTACCTAACATTGTTCATTTATTTTTGCCTTTCATTTTTGCATTAGTAGCTATCAACTCAAGAGGCTTCGACAAGGTTTCATCTTCCAAGACTTTACCATCTGATATTTCCTCTATGCCCATACCGCTTCCAACATTTTCCATCTCAAGGCGCATGCCAAGAAGCTCATCTTTATTAGAGATTTCACGAAATTCTGTTTCGTTAATAAGGCCACGTTCATACGCTTGAAGCGCGCGGTTGAATTGCTGCGTTTTTACATTCTCTTCCTGTTCGCTCGACATTAAGCGAAGCGATTCAAAGTTAATCGTTAGATCATCGGGCACCATGCCGAAGGTTGCTTGACAGCGGAATTGAACCATCTTGAAAAGCTCATTCTCAAACTTGGTTCGAATACTCGACTCGATCATGCCGTTGTAATTCTCGATATCATCCTCACCTGAATTGAAGCCAGCCGATGATTGACCGAAAAGCTTTGTCTGCGGTATGCGCATGTCGGATGCGATTTGTTGGCGTATTCCGTCCATAGCTTCTGCAAGCCCTGCGAAGGAAAGCTGTTTGTTTTGAAAGTCATCCTCTGCATCAAGCACGATAGCGTTTTGGAAGTTCTTTTGTTGGTTGGCAATCTCTACACGTTTTTGAATTGCCGCGTCGCCGCCTGCACTTGCGAGCGTACTTGCTAAATTGTGTAACTTGTAAACGTCAATCTTAAACTCATCAAGGACTTCAAAAGCAAGATCATTGGCTTTTAGGTACTGATTTACTCCCTGCACTAAGGATTCAACAACGGATAAGCCCCACCCTCGCAGGCGTTGACGTATAAAGGAAGGCGCTTGCAGACCTTCAAAGCGAATGACGCGACTCTTGTTGATTTTGTGGTTGTAGTAATTATATTCATCTGGGACAAAGTTGTGCTGGGTAATGCTGTCGTCGTCTTCCTCACCATAGTATTGGTAGTATAGTTCCCAAAGATCGGCTGCAATAAATTCCAGCTTGTCGCCTTGTTTTATGTCAGAGATTTTAAGTTCCTTTTGGAAAAGGTTTTTCTCTTTGTTCTTACCAGGAGTGAGCATTGTATTTTCAACAGAGGTATCTTCATCAGTAGCGATAATAATGCCAGACCCACCAAAGAGTCGATTCCATTTTAACGCTTGCGCAAACACCTGCATATCGTTGTTCCGGCGCATCTGTTGCTGCAATTCTTTTAAGTCGTCTTCGTCAATCTCGTTGGATGATATATCGATACCGCCTCGCATAGCATCATCAACTGGTATATCTACAATCGTTTGTATCAAGCCAATCTCAGCATAGGCTTGAGATAAAAGCTGTCGCATGTTCGAGGTCATGTAGAAGCGAAGGTTTTCAAATATCGTTGTGGCCTGTGATATCTGCCTACCTTGCCCGAAAGCAAAACCAGTTAGGCCAAGTGCTTGCGATAAGCCATTTTGAAACGTGCTATTGTTCTGTTTCTTATCGACCTCTTTGTTTACTTGCAATTTTTCTGTCTGACTGTTATTTCTTTTTCTGCTCATTGTTGCCCCTTATAGATAATCGAAAATCGTGTACCCCTGTTTTAATTGAATTAAGGCCATTGTCATGGCATCAACTGTATCATCATGTTTAGCGTTCGGAAAAGATAAAGTTTCCTTGTAAGTTACTGGAAATTTATCCCTGTCTATGTTGACGCGCAATGCCTCAAACAGCGGAGATACAGCATTGACCCTAGCTACCTTTGAGGTTTGGGGCTTCCATAGCATTACCTGTGGGATAGTGTTTTGGATCACCGAGTAAACCGCGCTTGCATTAGCAGCATCCTCAATGGATAACTTATTTGGACGATGCTTGTCAAAGAACCATTGAATTTGCTTTAGCTGTTCAGAAAAATCCCACTTACCACGAACCTGATCGACTAGGTAGAACTCACCCTTATGCGTGATCCAGTAGTCGCCTACTACAAAATCAAGCTCACCCTTCTTTTCCGCAGAGCTATCGCCTTTGAAGGTTAGATCAAAAGTCATAATGTCATTCTCAAAAGTAAGATCGCCATTGTTATCTTTAGGTAGCGGATTGTTCTTGATCCAGGCAGCCTTAATCATATCGCCGTCTTGGATCGTTGGGTTCTGCATGTATTGGGTTTCGTACTCTAGGCTTCCCATATCGAGTATGGTTTTTCTCTTACTGGTCGAGTCGTAAAGCTCATGATTTATAAACTCGCCATCTTCCCTTGGGTCTGCCCATCCCTTTATCGCAAAGATTGATTCGCCGTCTTTGTATTCCATAGGGATTTTCAAAAGGTTATAACCCTTTTCGATGGCAACTCCTGCCACATCCTCTTCATGTAGGCGCTGCATAACGATTACCATCGCCCCACCTTTTTTAGCAAAGTTACGGGTTGATAGGGTTTTGAAAACATACTCATTGATACGCGCCCGATCGACTTCCGAAAAAGCATCACCCCTGTCATTAGGATCATCTAATATAATGATCTTACCACGCGCGCCTGTAGCCCCTGCGCCTGTAGTTACTGCGCGTCGATAACCTTTTTCACTGTTGTCGATAGCCTTGATTGTTTCGCTGATCTTTTTTCCTGTGCCCCTGGTGGCCTCTGATCCCATAGTAAACAGGTCGCCAAAATAATACTGGTACTTCTCTGATTTGATAAGGTTGTAAAACTTAATCGCATCACGCGTTAAGTTCTGATAATTTCGAGTAGAGCAAAGGGTGTTGTTTGAAGGATTTTTTACCCATAACCAAGCTGAAAACATAACCGAAACAATAATAGATTTTCCCATCGACGGCGGAATGTTGATAATGAGATTCGATATATCCCCCCTTTCAATAGATTCCAGGTGTTCGCAAACGCACTTCACTACCCAACTGTCTATGAATGGCTCTGGGTCTACGTCTTCCCAAAAGGTCTGGACAAAGAAGTAAAAACTCCGCTTGCACTTCTCAGCACGAAGCTTATCTATCTGTACTGGTTGCAACTTTTTCCGTTAGTTTTAAGTATTGGTCCAGTTCTTTATCGCTAAGTTTTGACAAGTCAACAGCATCGCCATCATGTGTTGTTTGCTCGATGATCTGTTTAGGCAATCCCAACATACGAAGGATGAAGTATTTTATAATCTTATTATCATTGTCACGGATTGCTTTGGCTAGAACATTATGCAGCAAGGTGCCGTCAGTCCTGTTCAATATCTCAACAGCTTCTTCTTTTGGGATAGTTAGTAGGTAGGCCACATCTGCGATTTTAACGCGCAGCGCCTCACGAACACTTTTTTCTTTTTGGGTTAGCTTCGGACGGCCTGCGCCTCCCTTGCTTCCTGCTTTGAAGCTGCCACTTGTAGCAGCGCGACCTATGCCGCCTGGTTTTTTTTCTTCGCTCATACCTTACCCCTACTCAGGAATCCACGCCTTGCTAAATTCCTTGTCTTTGAAAACATCGCTATTCGGTATTCCTAGCTTGAAGAGTAGGCGAGTGACTTCTTCTTTTTCCATCATCAAACGGTGCATAATTTCTTCACCTGTCAAGCCTGATTCTAACATAGAGCCAACTATATTTGAAAGCTCAATAACGCCATGAGTGCCACGCGCCCGATTGTGTCGGATCGTTGACATCTTTTGACTAGCATCATCCTTATCAGCTAGAAAAACAACTGGTACCTTTCCATCTGTTAAGGCATAAATCTCTTTATGGCCCGATACAGTCCACCTATGAAAACCATCAACTATTGTGTTGTCGGCGTTTGCGACGATTGGCTGCGTCCACCCATCCTCTAGGATGCTAATTTTCAGAAGCTTTAGCTCCGGAGGCGCGACCTTGTTCGGATTGTAGTCGTTCGGGTTTAGCGTATCCCGATCAACCCATGTGATTTTGTCCAATGGTTGCTTATTCATATCTCACCTTCATATCGCAGTGGTCGAGGATATTCTTACCACCCCCATGTATTCTGCGGTTCGTATCCATTAAAAATTTAACAATCGATTCCTCTTGTGGCGTTCTACCATGCTTGTAAAGCAAATCTTCCAGGTAGTCTTCCCTCATTGTAAGTTTATGCTTTAAGGCTAAGTCTTGAGCCGGAGTGACTTCTGTTTTCTTGTAGTCTTTTGATATGTCGATCTTAGCTTTGTTGATTACCTGGACGCAGGGTATGGGACGGCCCATCTCCCAGTATTCGTACTCGCCTATGGTTAAGTATATGTATTGCTTAGAGAAAAACGATCTTGTTCTGCCTGCATACCTTATCAAGCGCAAAAAAGATTCGTATTCATTCTCATCGGCTATTTTTCTACGCTGCGCATAAGAATGAGGGAAGGTTTTGTCATAGCTCTTTGCATACACCCAATCCCATTTGTCGATAATATCAGAGGCTTCAAAGATATTCACGCGTACTCCTTCAATGCTGTGCCTAGCGAAATACCTAAGTCTTCCCTAACCTTGCCTGCAAAACTATTTAAGGTATTGCTTTGTCGGCCCTTAAAATCACCACGCAAGGCAATATTACAAAGCCACTTCCAAGATACGCCGGATATAGGGTGCGATAACTCTTCATCTATAGGCATGCTTGTTTTTTTAATATGCAATCGCTTGTACCTATCAACCGAAGCCATAACCTGGACCGCATACTCTTCATCATACGAATCAATAATGACCCCGATATAATCTTTGTAGGTCATGTGATCCGGCTTACTCTTTACGCTGGAATACAAATCTGTATTCGCATAACGCCAAGCAGTGCCAACACCTTTGACCCTGTACAGCATTTTATGCCACATCTCAGGAAAGCACTCGGCGTAAATCCATAGACCACGCAACGGCTCCTCACCAAATGGCGGGCATACCCTTTGCGTTAAAAATCTATTGAACATCCTTGTTTGATTGAACACGTCATAAGTCTTGTTGTAATCCCAATTAAACTTTTTGACTGCAAGCCAAACGTCTTCGCTCGACCAATCATAAACAGGGTGGCACCTATATTGACTTTGCCCCTTCTCTGATTTGGAATTTATGTAGGCATCGTTTTTCTTCTTAGCTATCATCTGATAACGTCGAAGCGACTCTTGGCTCCTAACCCCTGTTAGCATGGCGACCCTGCCAAAGCTACGGTTGTATAGGTATGGTGAAAACTCCTGAAAACTCATCCCCTTCTTAAACGCAGGGTGCTCGGTAATTATTTCGCCATGCTCCGGCAACTCCCTTACCCATAAGTCTTTTTTATCTTCGTCCCATGTATACCAAAACGGCTCCTCATTAGAACATGCGTTCCGGTGCTTAAATTCCAGGCAATACCAATCAAGATCAATCTCAGGAGAAACGCGCATCCGTTCCACATACTCGATTGTAGGTGGGTGTATAGCCTCTTCATCAAAGAACACAACCTTCAAAGGCAACGCGTTTCTCTCACGCGCTACCTCTAGGGCGCAATTCAAAACAACAGTGCTGTCCTTCCCACCTGAAAAGGACACAACTACCTTATCAAAAGAATCGTAAATATATCTGATTCTCTCTAAAGCTACCTCGTACACGCCTTTGTCGAGGTACTGTTTTTTCCTTACCTTCACCTAAGCTGTCTTAATTGATTCAATATCTTTGGCTGAAATACCATCCACGAAAGTTCTGTTAATCATCGGATGATCCTGATCTTCTGGGCCAAAATCTGATTCAGGGTGAAACGCGATAACATCCATTGTTTCGCCGAAAGTGTGGAAGCAATGGTTTCCCACTTCATAGTCTTTTCCATCTAATCCAGCCTTTCTTGTTTCGCCATCCCACTCCTTGATGATGAAAATAACGCCTGCCTTCAAAGGTAGCTCACCAAAGGGCGTTACGCATTTTCCTGTGCCCCTAGCGACAACACCAATCCGGTGACTGTTATGCGTATGCGCGGTCTGGATAATACCAGATGGGAAGTGCAGGTGATTCAAACAAGGATCGCCCATCTTAACAGGCGGAATCAATAACGAATCAGTACACCCATCAATATATTTTAAACGTCCGGTTGTTTCAATCGGGCCACCCATTGTAAACATAGAGGAAAACTTGGTATCAGGATAAACGCCCTTGTTATGTAAAACCTCAATTACAATAGCCTTGGAGTCACCACTTACTGGTAACAACTCATGCGGCTCGGCCAAACTGTAATACATACCTTTGCTCAACGGTACTGGCATTTGATCTTCTCTTTGGATAAAGAAGTCACCAGAGTAAACATAAACTTGAACGCTCGTATCTTCCTGTGACTTAAACGGTTTTAAGTTCGCCACGTTATAATATCTAATAGGGTGAATGGGGTGCTCTGCATCATCAAACAACAAACCATCGGTGTCCTCGCTAAAAGTCATAAACGCATCATTTTCTTTAATCATAACAATATCCCTTTCTATTTTTTGTAATCATTTACTAAAACCATAAGCGCATCCTCTTGCTTATCCAAGCTATGCTCTTTTTTAATATCATTCAACGTGTCTATAAAGCGCGTTTTGTTATCGTGCTGCATGACCAATTCGAATATACTATATCCGTCATCTGTTGCGCGCGGCTCCCTGTCCTCATCATCCACTAGATCACCCTCTCCAAGATCAACCTTGATCCCCAAGTCTTCTAGCTTCAAATCTGTAAAGGTCTGCAACTCAATTTTCACAGCCTCTAAATCTAGGCTGGCCCATCGGGCTATTTCATTATCGAATGTTAGGAATTGGTATTCATCGGCTTCTGTTTTGAAGTCTTGGTATACTACTGGCAGTTCTTTCAAACCCAAGTTCTTCGCTACCTGCAACCGCAAGTGTCCGGACACT